TGAGTCTGCACCAAAATCTCCGTCATCATTAAAGATAACTTGAGTGTTTGAGCCTGCTGGTTGTTGTAAGTCCCAAGGATTACCGTTTGCATAGTAAAGATTATCTGTTTTAACACCTGCTGTCGCAGTAATGTTGCCAGTTACATTCAAGTAACCAGACATGAAGACACCTTCTGCGCCATCAGTTGATTCTATTGATAGGATATTTGCTTTGCCGTTTGTAGCAAATTCTAAAGCCTTTGCATCGTTGTCAACTACTTCCCATACTGCTCTGTTTTCTATAGTTCCGATACCGCCTTGTGCGATATACAAAGCATAATTGTTTATGTCTGAACCTAATGCCGCACCATAAAGACCAACGTTCATGCCACTAGCATGAGTAGCATTTGCGATACCTCTTACACCTACTGCGGCTCCTGTATCACCAGTAGCACTTACAGTACCTAGTCCATATACACCAGTTGCTTTAGTTCCGCCGTTTGTTTCACCAATACCATATACACCGATACCAGTAATTGATGCATCGCTTGAATCACCTTGTGCTTCACCAACAATACCGATGTGATCACCAAGTGATCCGCCTGTGTTGTCTGCTCCGAAAATACCGACTGCATTTCCAAAATCTGATGCTGAACCTAATCCACCAACAAGACTTGTTAATGTGCCGACAGAAGTAATGTTTGGTTGTGCCGCTGTTGTTACTGTACCTGAAGTAGTTGCCGCTGTTGCTAATGGTACTGTTCCTGTTACGTTTGCTCCAGCAATTGCTGATAGACCTGCACCAGAACCGATGAATACGTTACCATGAACATTACCGAATGTATTAACTGTGATTACTTCGTCTGTGTTAGTAACATCAGCACCGAAGATAAATTCACCTGCTGAGTTGTCCCAACCCATAAATGCTGATAATGCACTTGAATCATAATATTCTAATTGTGTACCGCGATCTTTGCCATCGTCAGAAACAGGTGTTGCGCCATTAGCGCCGCCGCCCATTGTGATAATTGGATCTTCTACTTCAAAAGAACTTACATTGACATAAGTTAGATCACCGTTAACTGTTAAGTTTCCACCGATAACACCGTTACCTGACATGTTTAAGTCTGCACCAGCAACTTCGCCTGTTACGCTTATGTTACCACCGCCAATGTTGCCTGTCACAGATAGGGCTGTTAAGGTTCCAACACTTGTAATGTTTGTTTGTGTACCAGTTGCTAATAGACCAGAAATGTTTGTTGATGTTAATGTATCTGTATCTTTGTTGAAAGTAAAGTTTGTGTCTGCTCCAAAATCTCCGTCATCGTTAAAGATAACTTGAGTGTTTGAACCTGCTGGCTGTTGGAAATCGTATGCGACACCATTAGCATATAAAAGATTGTCTGTAAGAACTCTTGTTGCCGCAACATTTCCTGTCACAGTCATTACACTTGTAGTTTTGTTAAACGTAAAGTTTGCCGCTCCAGCAAGTGCTGAGTCATCGTTAAAGATAACTTGAGTATTTGCTCCGCCAACTGTTGGGAACGATGTAACTGTTCCACCACTGTCTTTTACAGAAAGTACGTCACTGTCATTTAAGAAGATAGTACCTTTGCCGGCAGCCGGTGTTGGGACTGATCCTGATACATTTTGTTTTAATATTAGCATTTCTAATTACCCTATTTTAAATTTATTTACCATGCTACTGAGCATGATTATATTTATCTTGTTCTGTTTTTGCATATGATTAATCTGGTACATATGTTCCTAATAAGTTAACACTTGTACTTGAGTTAGTAGGCGTTGCTCTTAATAATATATTACTGCCACTTACGACTGTAGTTAATGTTATTAAGTCTGCACCTGTAGTCGATAAACTACCATACACAGTTATTAAACTAGTTGTCCCGTCATGTACTAATAATACTTCAAGTGCTTGATAACCTGTGTTATCTGACACTTTAATTGTATATTTTGCTGATCTATAAGTAGATGCGGCAAATGTATCAATCGTGGTGTTTGCACTCCCTACTGAGACTGCTGTTCTACTACTGTAGAAATCTTCTACTGATAGTGTTGTTGATGTTATGTTGTCAGCACTGACATTACCACGTGCTGTTAACGTTTTTCCTGTACCACAAAGTGTAACGTTAGCATTTAAACCAATGTTAACATCTGTCATTGTAGTTGTAAAGACACCTGCAGTTGTTGTACCAGTATCTACTGAAATTAATCCGGCGCCTACGCCAGTTCCAAATCGTACATCGCCTGATGTAGATATATAATTGTTACCAGATACGTTGCCTGTTGCTGTTACTAAACCACTTGTTTTATTAAGTGTAAATGATGCTGATCCGCCGAATGCAGTACCGCCGTCATTGAACTGAATTTGTGTATCTGATCCAGCCGCATTTGAACCAAATGTTACTGCTTGTCCGTTTGCATAATAATAGTTGTCTGTTTTGACACCTAATGGCACAACATTACCTGTTGTAGTTAATACTCCGCCACCGGTCATTGAAAATACGTCAGCATTTCCTGCAACACCCATTGTTACTGATGCATCTGCTGAGTCTATAGATACATTTGAAGTACCATTGTTTATTGCATATTGGTTCCAGTCTGTAGAACCATCAAAAATAAATTGCCCACCGTCACCATTAGTTAAAGTTAGTGCGCCGTTTGATTCTTCTTGTATTAGAGCATCACCAAGGTATATAGTTTGCCCACCTAAATATAAGTCTTTCCATCTGTTTACTGATGAACCTAAATCGTAAGTTATGTTTCCTGTAGGAAGAGTGTTTCCAGAAATAGTAACATTACCTGGTACTAACAATTCACCAGTCGCTGGTGTAAATGTAAATCCTGTATTACCAGTTAACGTTCCATTAGAATCAAAATAAACTTGTGAAGATTCTGCATTCTGAGATGTACCAACTTCGATAAGAATACCATCGACAGTTAATGACCCTTCAATTTCAATTGCTTCTGAATACAATCCTTGAAAGTTATCTTCCAATACGAAATCATCACTAGAAGCAATGAAGTAAGGCATATTAGTGACAGAATTGGCTGCCTGCCCAGTAGCACCAAATGATAACCCACCTGAGCCATCTGTGATAATACCTTGTCCGCTTGATCCGCCAGTAATTGTAACATTGCCGATCGCACCGAGATCAGATAGTCCAGCACTAACGTCTAAGTTAGTTGGTGTAACGTTACCTACGTTACTGACTATCTCAACTGGTGTTTCGGCTACTGAGAACCCGCCAACTGAATTGAAGGACCTAATTGCCATTATTAAATAAACCTATATTGTGTTGTCCACACTGTTGAATCTGTCGCCGCTGGTGTTACCAACAATTCTAAATCTGCTCCATTTAACCCTACTGCTAATACTCCAGCAGATCCAGTTAAGAATGATTGACCATAAGTAACAAAGTCAACTGTTGATCCATCTGTCACAGAAAGTACTGATGCTACACTAACATTACCTGATGTTGCGTCTATTCCTTTTACTAAGAACTCTACACCATTAACTCCAGAAACTGCAAAACTTGCAATTGCTTGTTGAGATGTAGATGTAGTAGTAACTGTTGCCGCCGCTAATGTTGAAATTTCATTAGCACCAACGTTTACGTTTCCTGCTACGTTAGCAGTACCACTTACTGAAACACTTGTTAGTGTACCAACAGAAGTAACGTTTGGCTGTGCCGCTGTGTATACTGTACCTGAGACAAGTGCGTTTGCTACTTGACCAGAAACGTTTCCACCTGCTACTGCATTTGCAGTTGCCGCGAACGGCACTTCGCCAGTTACGTTAGCACCTGTTAATGCTGTTAGTCCTGAGCCATTACCTGTAAAGATACCTGTATTTGCTGTGAATGCTGATGCAGTTACTGTACCACTTGATTTAGTTGTGCCTGTAACTTCAATTCCGTCATCTGCTACGATTACTATGTCAGCAACTCCGTTAACACCCATTGAGATGTTACCGTCTGCCGCCGCAATGTCTACGTTAGATGTGCCGTTTGCAATACCTGATAGACTTAAGCCTGTAATATTTGCGGCTGGTATGTTTGATAGTCCAAATCCGTCACCATTAAAGATGCCTGATGTTGAATCAATGTTGCCTACTGCTACTACTTTAGCACCAGTTGTAATATTGCCACCAGATACATTACCTGTTGCCGCTACTACGCCTGCTGTAGTGATGTTTCCACCAATTACGTTACCAGTTGCACTTACAACACCTGCTGTTGTTAAGTTACCACCTGCTACGTTACCAGTTGCTGATAGACTTGTACCTGTTGCCGCTCCAATATCTGGAGTAGTAAACTGTGCTGAAGTTTTAACAACTACATTTCCACCTGAGATGTCTGTTGTTAAGTTGTCTGTGTTTACAGAGAATACAGTACCAGTTAATGTAAGACCTGAACCTGCTGTGAATGATCCTGCACCTGAGAACTGAACGAAAGTTACGTCTGAAGTACCAACAGTTGTTACTGGATCAGTCATTACCCAACCAGTATCATTATAAACTGTACCTTGTTGAATGAATACAAAGTCACCACCAGCCATTTCAGTTGGAGTGTCAAAGTCTGTTGCTCTTGTTAGAACAGTTGAACTTGTATAAGTGTAGATACCATTGTTTGCTGATGTTGCTTCGTCTTTGATAACGATACGATCATCTGTGTTTAATGTAATACCGTCGATTGCTGTTAATGTTGATCCAGAGATCGTTAGAGTTGCTCCAACACCTGCTGTACCGTTGTCATATGTTACAGTACCACCAGACATTGTTGCTAGTGTTCCTGTTGATGCTACGATTGCTGGTGCTTGAATTGCAAGACCTTGTGCTAAGTCATCTACGTATTGTTTTGTTGCCGCATCTGTTGATGCAGTTGGAGTTCCTAATGATTCAATTTTGAAACCACCAACGTGAACTTGTCCAGTTCCTGTAGGTCTGATTTCAACATAGTCATCTGCTGAACCCGCTGTTAATGTTAAGTTACCACTGCCTGCGCCTGTTACTTGTGCTGTTACGACTGAACCTAATGTTGCTACACCGTTTGCATTCAAAGTACCAACGACATTTGCGCCAGTACCTGAAATGACAGCAGTTGAGTTGCCTGCGGCTACTAAATCAATGTTGCCATTGTTAGTAACTGTAACATTTGATGTACCGTCGATTAATGTTCCTGTAAAGAAGTTAGCACTTACTAAATTTCCACCATCTACGTTGCCTGCACCTACGTTTCCTGTAAATGTACCTACACCAGTAGCAATCACATTGCCAAGGTTTAAGTTGCCACCAGTCATTACTATGCCAGTGTCAGTAACGTTTGCTGTTAGTGCTCCGTCAACGTTTAATTCGATATTGCCGTCTGCGGCTGGTATACGAACATTAGATGTTCCGTTTGCTACGCCTGATGTGTCAATACCTGTTAATTGAGAACCATTACCATAAAAGAATGATGCTGTTACATTACCTGAAGTAACAACTTGTCCTGTTCCGTTCGGAGTAAGGATGATATTAGCATCAGTATCTTGACCTGTAACTGTCTGATCAGTAATACTTAAATTACCAATTTGAGTTCCGTCTGGTAAGTTAGTTACACCAGTACTACCGATGTATCTATAACCTACGATGTAAAGAACTTTACTACTTGTTAAAGCAGTCGGAATTGTTTCTCCGATAAAGTTAAGAACACCTGATTGATAGTTATAGAAGAACTCACCTGTTCCGCCTGAACCAGCACCAAAGATTTGAGTACCTGTTGAAGTTGGATCTGCGACTCCTGCATCGTCTACGTAGACTGATACTGAGTAAGTAGAACCAAATTCTGCTGGAATCCAGTAAGTTAAGCCTGTTTTCCAAGTAGGGTAAACACCGCTAACTGGTACAGTAGTATTATCTGCTGTACACTCTGCCGCTCCAGTACCTGTATATGCTTGAACAATGCCTGCTGTTGCGGCCGCTACACCTGGTATCTGATCAGATTGAGTCCATTGTGTATCACCACGAATTAGTAATGGACTTGCTATAGCCTCATTACTTGGACTTTTATTTGCTTCTGTGTCAGTTTTAGTGACACCGAATGCCTGTTTGTAAAGTAGGTCAACTTTTTGTGAAATAGGTATACTCATTTTTAATTACTCGCTGATTCTAATGATAATGCTGAAATAGATTGTCCAGATGTTAATTTGATACGAATATATATTTCGTTAGTTGATGTACTAGAAGTACTAACTGTACCAAATGTTGCAGTGAACGACTGATTTGATTGTGATGAATTAAGTGGAACAACTCCTCCTAATGCACACCCGTCTGATCCGTTACCGCCTGATCCAGTATTTGCACCTGGGACACCTGATCCCGCATAAGATGTTGACATGTCAACCCAACCATTCAATGAAGATGCTGAATCAATTGTTGATCCTGGTACACAGACCCAAAGACCTGCCACTGTACCTGAGAACTTGATATCGAATTTAGATACTGATGTTCTGATAACTTTAAACGTGAAATATTGACTTGAGCCTTGTCCACTTAAGTCAGGACCTGCTGGTAAGAAACCAGATGTATAGTCTGTGACATTGTGAGCAAGTGAGTCTGCTACTACAGTCGCATCATATGTTTGTAATGGTCCATTCTCACTGTCAAATGCTGATGCACTTGCAGAGAAAGATGGAGTATCTGCTGAACCTGGATTCTCAATTCTAAATGCTAATCCTGATCCTGAACCAATTGTTGAACCAATATATACGTTTGCTTCTTCGATTCTGCTTGAAGAAGATGATGTTCCTGTTTTATAAAGAATTGTTGAACCTGGAGCAAAATTTTGTGTTCCAGTTGCATAAGAGTTGAAACAATTTAAACTAGGTCCACTTGCACTTGATCCAAATCCTGAGATGATCGCCGCTGTCGTTGTGATTGCTTGACCGCCTGATGCTACATGCAAGTTTTGTGCTAACGGAGTAGTTACTCCAGCAGTTGCATATGAAATAGATGCTGGTGCACTAAATGCTCCGCCTGAAGATCCAGTAATGAAGTTATCACTTGTTGGATACATATCACCAGATAATCTATTAACAGTTGCCCCTATAGGGAAAGCATTAGTATTATTATAATGTGGTACAGTTGAACTGTATGTATAACTCGGTGTTGCATCTGCTGTAATTGAAGTACTAGTAAACTGTGGAGTTCCTGGAGAACTTCCGTCATAGTACCAATCAGGAGTCGCTGTGTCTGATGCGGCAGAATCAGTAATTTGAATTTCATTCCAACCTGCAGAAACAGTACCTGCAGTATCTGCTGTAAAGACTGACCAGAAGCCTGCCGCTACATTTGAATTTACAGAGTTATAGTCTACGTTGTTTGAAATAATCAAGTTACTATATGTACCGTTACCATCTAATGATGTTGTTAAGATTCGTTGTCCTGCATTTACACCATTAAGTAATGCAGTAATAGTACCAGAATCACCTGGTCCTACATTTGTAATTGCATTTGTTGTGTATGATGAAGATCGTCTAACTTTATTAACTGTTGTTCCACCTGCGACACTCTTACCACCAGAATCTGTGTTATCAGTCTGTGTGAAGTTTGTCATACGATATGTTGATAATGAATCAACTGCTAATGTAATTCCACCTGGGAAAGCATCTGGTGATTCAGGAACTAATTTACCTAACACTTCATTTAACTGAGCAATCGAATTGGAGACCGATGATGCTGTTGTTAAAGTCACTGCATTAGATGTTAGTGATCCTTGAGTCGGAGTTCCTAATGCGACATCAATCGCACCAGATGTACTAGGTACTGTAACTATGCCAGTTAATGTGCTTGTACCTGTTACGTTAAGTGTACCTGCAATGTTTGCCCCAGTGCCAGTGATATTTGCTGTTAGTCCGCCGCCAACATTTAATTCAATGTTGCCATCTGTGGCTGGTATACGAACATTAGATGTTCCGTTTTGAATACCTGTAGCATCAATACCTGTTAATGCTGAACCGTCTCCGTAATATTTACCAGTTGATAACGTAATGTTACCATCGACATCTAAATTAGATGTGGCCGTATCAAATGTTAGTTTAGATGATGCACCAAAGTCTTGGTCATCGTTGAACTGTATTTGAGTGTTTGCCCCTGCTGGTTCTTGTAAGTCCCATGGGACTCCGTTTGCGTAGTAAAGGTTATCTGTTAATACCCCTAAAGCCGCTATATTTGCTGTAAATGTTGCGCCATTAGTAGTGATGTAACCGTTACTCAGAATAATGTTAGCCGGAGTTTCTCCTACTGAGAATCCTGCTACTGAGTTAAATGCTTTTATTGCCATGTTTTGGTCTCCGTAAACTCGTTTTATTTTCTTTGGAATGAAAGTTAATAATCTATATGTTTATTTATCTGTACCGCAATAAACTTAGTGCGTATATTGCCCAAAATTGTAATAAATTGTTTAAATTATTTTTATAAGACTAGGATGCATATTCTTCTAAAAGAATTTTATATGATGTTTCATTCGTAGTGGCTGGTGTAGCATATAAAACTACTTGTGCATCTCTAAATGCATCACCAGGAACATAAGTCACTGCGAAATCAGCAAGTAATGAACCAACTGATATTGTTGCATATTCAGTGTAGTTGACTGTTGCTCCATATACTGCTGATGTGATCTTAACTGTCTGTCTGGAAGAGTTTGCTGGATCAGTGGCAACGATTGTATAATCTACTGCTGAAACAGTAGAGGCTTCGGTTGCACAGATTTCTACTGCTGACGTAGTTGTTGTTATGCCTGTTTTGACTTTAGTAGTTCTAAATGAATACGCACCAGATCCGACAGTCATGTTGTTTGCAACAAGAGTACCTGCCATTGTCATTGTGTTTGTTGTTTTGTTGTAAACTACGTTGGCATCTCCACCGAATAGTCCACCGTCATTGAACTGCATCTGTGTGTTAGCACCGCCTGGTGATCCACCTCCGCCTCCGCCTGAGTTAAGAGTCCAACTTAATCCACCTGATCCATCAGTTGCTAATACATATCCGTTGAGTCCACCATCAATATGTAAGTTTGCTACTGGAAGTTCTATGTTAGGTGAAGTTTGTAAATTAGCATTACCTGAGACTGCAAGATTACCAAGAGAATCAATGACTACTGGCCCAGTAAATGTAGCAGTGTCTGTGATTGCAATATTGGCTCCACCGATGTTACCTACTACAGATAATCCTCCACCGACTTGAAGCCCTGTTAACGTACCTACAGAAGTTATGTTTGGTTGACTAGCAACTGTAAGATTACCCGCAAAGTTTGCAAAGTTTGCACTTGCTCCTGCTGAGATATCTGCAAACACACCGTTAGCATATAAAACAGTATCAGATGCACCTGTAAGATTGACTGCTGAGATGTTTCCTATACCAGTGATGTTTGCATATGTAACATTAGATATGTTTCCACCTTCACCTGCAATGTGTGTTGCTGATAATAGATTGGTATCTACATCATAAATGAAACCTGCATCTCCAGCAAAAGAACCTGCACTATTAAACTGAACTTGCATGTTGGAGCCACCAGGGCTACCATTACCACCACCGCCACCGCCTGATTGTGCTGTCCAACTTAATCCACCTGCACCGTCTGTTTGTAAAACATATCCGTTAACTCCACCTGATATAGAAACAGTCTGTACATCTCCTAATGCAGTGTTTCCAGTGACTGATACATTGAGTGCTGTTAATGTATCTGAAGTCGAGTCAAATACTAGATTTGCACTTGCACCGAATACTCCGTCCTTGTTAAACTGAACTTCAGTGTTTGCTCCTGCTGGATCACTTGAAAAAGATGCTCCATTTGCATAAAAGTAGTTGTTTGCGTAAACACTGTTAGATGTGACATTACCGGCTGGGTAGTTATGATTTGTGACGATATTACCGTTTGCGGCTATAGCATCAATTGGCGGCAAGCCTACTGAATACCCGGTTAATGCATTAAATTTGTCTGCGGCCATGTGTTAGTTCCATTGTTGTATCTTGTATTTATGCTGATATAACAAAAATGATTTCATAAAAAAGAACCCTACAGCACTTTTTTAATAAATAAAAGTATGCTTACAAGACAACCAGTTAGACCTAAATGCACTAGTTGCAACATATCTTTTGCTAAACCTAACGGTATTAGTAAACATGGATTTCAGAAGTGGCACAAATATTGTGTAGATTGTGCTAAAGCAATCTATATTAAGAAGATACCAAAGAAGAATACAATGTGCATTGAGTGTGGGTTTGTGCCTGAAGACATGATTCAGTTAGATATTGCTTATAGAGACTTAAATCCAAATAACAAAACAAAAGAAAATATATTGACAATGTGTGCAAATTGTACTAGACTAAGAAATAAGAAAATAAGAGAAGGACAAAAACAACTAGAAATTTCTGTTGATTCAGAAATTAGAATTTAAAGTTTGATTTCTTCTATCTTATTGTACCAGTCGTTGTAATAGATAGATAATTTTTCTCTGTCATATCCTCTGATTCCTAATAGATCATACATTTCTTTAACAGCATCTAATGTTTCTGTTTCAGATTCATATTTTCTCACATCAAATTCATAAACGACATTTGGTAATGCTCTCATTTCTTCTATGTTTTCTTCATAATCACAAAGACGTTCATAAAAAACTTTAATGTTTGGATCTTTACTTGCTCGTTTTTCTACATAATCATGTGGGTGTGTGAACAAGATAATGTTTGCATTCTTCCAAATCTTTTTGATTTCAATTACTTCTGGATTAAAGTGTGATGCTATAAAAAATTTGTAATCTCCGTGAGATACATCTTTAACATAGTCATGGTATGATATACCTCTCCAAGGATCGATATAATCTTTTTTATCAAATCCGAAAAAAAAGTTATCTGTGATATGAAGATCAGTCCATGTCATTCCCTTTTCTATCTCAGATAACTCACCTAGAAGATACTTTAATTTATCATCTGGAGAGAACTCGCCTCTAAGTTGTGCTTCTGTTATTTCTTTATGACCGAACAAGCCATGATCTGATAGACTCAGACAATTCGCCATAAATTTGCCACCTGAATAATTGTGGTACCAAATTATAGTTAAGTTGTCTGTTTCTAAATTACAATCTTCTGGACGACATCTAGCCATTTAGAGTTCTTCGCCTTCTTCTCCTCTACCATCACCGTGTCCATTTAATCGTGTGAGTTGATCTTGTACTTCTTTATATGACTCTGCTTCATCTTCGGATACAAGCGGTGGCTCAACGATAGGCTCAACGTTAGTATCAACTTCTACTACATCGTCTATTGTACCAACTTCTCCTACAATTTCATTTACTGAAATATCTAAAGGAACTGTCGTTGATGCTTCTTTCTTTGCTTCTTCTACTTCATCATCAAACTCTTCCCAATAAACATTGAGACTTTCTGCGCCTTCTATATACTTGTCGCCAATATCATGCCACTTGGTGTTCATATAACCTATACCAGCATAATAGCCTTTGCCTGTAGTATCGTTGTAGTCATAGTCTGTTTCTAATTCTTTTTTATCATACCATACAGAATCAATAAACTCACCCATATCAGTTTCAACAATACCATATGTGAATTTATATTTGTCAAATGGTTCGCCATCTGTTTCTACAAACCAGCAACCAAATCCACCTTTCTCTCCGCTATGAAATGCTAAAGTAGGAACATAGTTATCATCATCTTTAATGTCTTCATCATCAGGCACAGTGCCCATTGAATAACATTCTCTACCATAAAGAGGCATAATTGCTTCTAAAGGAGTTTCAGTTTCTGAGTAGTCATGTTTAGAGTCTAAACCAGTTACTTCTGTTACAAAGAATCCGCTATCAGCATATGCGGCATTAATGTGTTCCAAATCATCACACTCCCACATATAGTAATCTTCTTTAGGAAGAGGGGCATCAGCATCTGGTTGCTCATCGTCCCAATCTAAACTAGTGACATGTTCTATAATAGCCGATTCTCTTTCGCTTCTGTCATCGTGTTCGTTGAGAAAATACTCAACAAATTCTTCGTTTACTGTTCCAATTACTGTTTCTCCGCCATATCTGCCGGCTTCAATTCTGAAGATTCTTTTACTCATAGGTGTACTCCGCTAAAACTATACTCGTATTTAATATATTATACTGCCTCAAAAATAATTTGTCAAGCCTTTTTCTACCCAAAAAAAAGCCTCTAATAAAAGAGGCTTTTAAACTTATTTAATAAGTTGACTATATAATAATCGGCTTATTGGAAAGTTAAGTTTTGAACTGCGATCTCGCCTAAGTAATCAGCCGCATTACCAAATGATGATGCAGTGTTAGTTAGTTCGATGTAACCGTAACGAGTCATAAATGACACGACTGGCTCAAACGTAGCTGGATCTAGTACAACTCCACTGCTCATTAATGGAATATATGGGCAATAGAAGGCAGCCGCATCAGTCTCAGATGATCCTTTGTATCCAACTAATACTGCTTGAGTATCAGGAGCATATGAATCAACGAAAACACGCATAGCGCCGTTCAACGTACCAACAAACTTAGTGTTAGTAGGTGCTTCAAAAGTACCTTCAGTTGTACGTGCAAATGCTGATGTAGTTGCAGATTGTAATACAGTTAAGGCCGCAGAACTCACAACAGCCCAGTTACCTGCGCCTCTACGTGTTCTTTGAGCAATCAAGTTTGCAACTCTGTTGATTAATACAGCAAGTGCCGCATGTTCATCACCAACGTAAGTAGCAGTACCAGATACCGCAGCCTGATTATAAGTGAACTCAGTTGCCGCTAACGTTCTAAGAGATAGTAATACCTCTTGATCGATTTCAGCAGTGATTTCTTGTGCTAAAGCAGCCATAATCTCTGCTTCAACATCGATGCCGTGCTGAGACTGTGCGTCCTGAGCGGCTTCAAATGTCCAACGTGCTTGTAACTTACGTGACTTCGCTTCAACCGCTTGTCTTAAGATTTGCACACTGATTTGTTTACCACCGTTACCTTCTAATACTGCTGTGTCTCCACCTGTATATGAATTGGTTGTCGCTGTTCCACTAGCAGTACGTGAGTATGCTTGTGCAATTTTGAATGGTGATAATGCTTCTTCGCCTGCTGTTACTGATGTAGCGGCAGCCGAGTTGTCAGTCAATGACTGAGCATAACGAACACGCAATGTGTGAATCTGTCCAACAGGACCAGTCATTGGCTGAACGCCGACTAGTTCGTTAGCAATAACAGTAGGCATAACCCTTCTGATTACTGGTAAGATTACACGGTTAAGTGTTGCTATATTTCCTGCTCCGGTGCTACCTGCTGTAGCAGTCTCATTTAAGAGTCCTTTGCGAGTGTTTTCAAGGACGACACCCATTGTTGATCGGCGATTGCCTTTTAAGCCTTCTAACAGAGCTTCTTTGGTTTCGCCCCAACGACTTTCTAAGAGTACTTTTGACATTGTTATTTCTCCTAATCTATGTCTAGTTTAAATTAAAGCCCTGCCAGACGTTTCAGATCAATCACGTTGCTACTTGCATCAGATTCATCTTCGACATGCTGTTCTTTCTTGGCAGATTTATTACCGGTTTGTACAGTTGAAACAGATTCAGTTAAAGATTTCTTTTCAGATTTCTTTTCACTTCCTTCATTTAATACTGCTGGTAAATACTTGTCAAATGCGTTCTTCAGCTTTGGCGTCTGAACGCTTTCAAGTAAAGATCGCATTACTTGAGCCTTCTCTTTGTTCAAAGAAGCAGTTAATTTAACCATTTCTTTTTCACGCTGAGTAGATTCTTTAATAATGTTAACTTCACGTTCCTTTGATTCAATGATCTGATTTGCTTTCGCAAGTTCGACCTTTGATTCTGCTAGTTCTTGTTCTTTATCATTCAATACAGAAACGATCTTACGTGTTTCAGCCTTATCATTTAGATAAGTTGTGCTGAATTCACCTGCGAATGTTTCAAATATCTTACGACCGAAGTTATTCTCCCTAGCGATTTTAATATCTTCTTTAAGTTGTGATAGTTCACCTTTAAGATGTGTTGCAACTGAAGCACTAACTCTTTTAGAACTCTCAGAGACGAATCTCGCTTTAAGTTCTTCAAGTTTAGCACGACCTTCTGCAACTAACTTAACTCGTTGTTCAACCACTGCTTGTCTATCCTGAGCAAATTCTTTGATCTCTCTAGCCAATGCATGAGTGATAAACTTTTGAAGTTTATCTTGGTTTTCCAACTGAATCTTACGATCAGTACGTAGTTCTTTAATTTCTTCTGCTAACTTAGTTACCATAAAGTTATTAAATTTACCTGCACTTTCTTTAAGTTTCAATTTCGCTTTTACACGATCTTCGTTAATAGCCTTCTTCTCATCGTGGAAGTCTTTTATTTCTTCACTTAGAGATTCCGTTACCATCTTGTCAAGGGCCTCTACCATGACACTTCTGTCATGTTCATATCGTTGTGCAAATTCATTTCTGAGTTCGCCGCGGACTTGATCTTTAGCCTCGTTTAACTTAGTGCTCCAAGTACTTTCTAATTCACTTGCAACATCTTCGTTAATAAGACCTGAATCAATTAATGGTTTGATAGCATCTAACATGCTGATTTCCCCTCTATTTAGATTTTTAAGTCTTTGATAAGACGAGTTACCTCATCTTTCAAATAACGTTCTACTTGTTTATTGCCTCTCGCTTCTCGTGCTACTTCTAAAACTTTATGTCCGTTGGTCATATTCATCAGACCTTCGTATATTGCTTTAGGATAAGCATTTGGTGCACTTGGTTGAGCAACAATATCTACTGTGATTATTTCAAAATCACTTACACGGCCATCTAAATCGTTAACGTTTCCGCTACCTCTACTAGATACACCGAGTTTTACCCCCGACTCTAACATGGTCTGAACTAACTGACCCATTGGAGTTGGTAAAATCTTTAACTTACCGTAACCGTTCGGTCCATCCATCCACATATTTGAGATCATGTGTGATACACGATCTAAATTGATTTTTAAATCATCTGGATGGTCAACTTCACCTAATACTGAATTGCCTTCTTTAATCTGAGCATTCAGTGTGTCTACGGCATTTTCGATCTCGTTGACAGGATAAACACGTTCATTTGCGTTTTTTACCCCGCCTTGTATGAAGATACCCTTCATATAAAGAGTCTTCAAATCAGAATCACCTTCTTTAACAGACTCGACAACCATTTCGGAGTTGTCGAATGTTAAGTGTTCTTTAAGATATAAAGCCATTTATATCAGTTCCTTAATCTATAACAGATTTAGTGTTTGTACCTGAAGCCTGTGTAGTCACTGGCTTAGGAGCGGCAGACATGTCTTTCATGTTTTTGCCGGGCTGATTTTGGAAGCTAGAAGCGCCATCAACGTCTTTTGCTTTTGGAGCTGGACGTCCTTGCTCTCCTGAATTGCCTTCATCAAAATCTACTGGATGTGCATCCATTCCTTTTTGACCTGAGTTTGCATCTACTGGAGACTTAGTATTTTCACCGTTGTCGCCCATTTTTGCTGTGACTTTTTGAAGTGTAATTGCTTCTGCAACTAATTCTTCATCATCAACAGAAACGTCTACGTCTACTTCTTGGTCGTCAATATCACCTTCGATATCATCTTGCTTGTCTTCGATGTCATGCAAGTCTGCATCCATCTCATCGTCACGACCTTTTAGTTCGTCTTCGTCTGCCATGATTTCATCAAAGTCAGCCATTAATTCGTCTAGTTTGTCTTCGATTCTGATAACAGCATCTTCAACTTCAGAAGATTCTTCACCAGAGTCTCCGTCAATGTCAAAAATCTCTTCAGATTCGATATCAATTTGTTCGTCTTCATCTTCTGAGACGCCTTGTTCTTCTGAGGCGATTTCGTCCATCATTTCGCCTACATGCTCTTCGCTTTCATGCATGTCATCGTCATCCATAGCCTCTTCTGCCATAATTGACTCATAGATTTCTCTGGACTTTTCTACAACGATGTCATGGAAAAGGTCTTTTGCCTGTTCTTCGTTCTCATTAATAATGAGGTCGATAAGTTTATCAAATTTTTTGTTTTCCATTATTGGTCTCCTGATTGTTTATAAATGGCTTTATGTAAAGATATTTAGCACATAGCCACCAAAAGTGGCTTTTAAGTACTACTTTTTTACGTTTTTTGAGTTTTTGAGGTAAAAATAGGCAAAAAACTAAATTAATTTTAGTTTTTTAAAGAGAAGGACCGGCGCCTTCTTCTGGTTTTGCACCATACTGATTTTTAACTTTCAGTAAATGTTTTGCTTTTTCGTAATTTCTCACATCTAACATTTTACGCAATTTTCTAATTTGGTTTAATGTGAGTTTAGTTTTCCTAGATGTTCGCCAAACAGGTTTTGAGTTGTCATCTCCGACATCTTGGAACCCGGGTATTGCGGCGTCAAACATTTCAAATAATTTCATAAGAGTATTTATCTTTTCTTATTATGTAGGACCGACTTCACCAGCACCTTCAACTGAGCCGGTAGCTGTGCCTGGAGTTCCTACTGGACCTGCTACGTCCATATCACCAAAGTCTTCTAAGTTTTCAGAATCTTCGATTTCTGCGTTTGTGTCAATATCAGCATCGAAATCACCTGTAGAGACTCCAACACTTCTGAGATCAGACCCTGTTGGATCCATATCAGGTTCTTCAGCGTTTTCTTCTCCCCACATTTTCTCATTCTTAACGATTTCGTCTTCAGTCAATCCTAAGAATCTTTCTAGTGCAAAACGTTTAGAGATATAAGGGAACGCTTCCATACCGCTGAATGTGTTGACTCTTGCTGTGTCTAATTCACTTTGACGATATGCGGCAAAGTTTTGTGGAGGATTAAATTCAATATCAAATAACTGTGTATCGATATTGAATCCTCTCCAACGCAAGAATAATTTAAATTCATCATCAAGTTTCTGACAGATATAATTTTGTAGTCTTTCACAATACTGATTGAATCTAAATTCTTGTATCATAGCAGTACCAACACGACCGTCGTTTAGAGGTGTTGTGTTGTCATCAGGACCTGTGGGTAAGTATGAACTAGGTACACGTAGTCCTCTTGCTAGTCTGTTATTAAAGTATTTAAGATCGTCAATCTCACCTAAGTTCTGTCCACCTGGGAGAACTTCGATAGATGATCCTCTACCTTCTGATGTAACTGGGAAGAAGTAATCTTCATTCATTGACAGTGGATTATATGTAGCATCTACTTTTGATTCTCCGCCATGAATACTTGGAATACGTCTTTGATGTATCTCGTTTTTAATTCTGTCTACGAATGCCATTGCTAAGTGACTAGGCATGTTACCTACGTCAATCTTAAACATTCTACGTTCTGGCGCACGTTGTACACGATAGATTAAGATAGCATCTTCTAATAGTTCTTTCTGTTTATATACTTTAAAGATGTTCTCTAAGATTGATTGTCCGAAAGGCCAGAAACGATCTAAGCCTTCTGTTAGTGACAAGTGAACAACATGATTAGAATCGATTGCTGATTCTGCTTGTCCTAATGTAAATCTACTACCTGATGTGTTGTATGGCATAGATGGGACAGTGTATCCGCCTCCACCTGCTCCGCCACCGCCACCAGTACCACCTAATCCTGTTGTTGGATTAGCGGCAAAATCTGTGTTTGTTTTCTGTGCAACTGTTAAGTTCTGTAAGTTAATGTTTAAGTCTTTAATAACATACTGCTCAGGAAGTTTACCTTCACTCTCATTAACAATAACTTTAATGACTTTAACCATGTCAACCCAGTAGAGTTTAAAGTTCTCTGGATCTCTTACAAAGACTTGATCTCCGTATTTCACTACGTTTCTAAACATTTTAAACATACGAGTATCAAACTCGTTGAGTTTACACCACTGTTGTAACTGTTTAGTTAAGAGTTCTGTTTCATGTGGTGTAGGGTCATCTCTAAATGCTATTGAAAATGGAGTTTTATTATGATCGTTGCGTTGTGTACTAAACTCTGCTATAATATCTAAACATGCATTGATTTCTGCATCAACATCCATCATCTCATACTGATTGTATCTTTCGATTCTATTAGGATGTCCTGTGTAAACTTCAGGAAGCCTACTCATGTAGTTCTTGTAACCAAATTCAGTATTTGAGTAACCTGCTTCAGAGGCGCCTACACCATTCCAACTGCCAGAGTTACTATTACCCCCTGATATAGGACTTGATACTCCGCTCTTGTTTAAAAATTTCTTTGTGTATGCCATATAGGTTCTCTTTGTACTCTATGTATTTAGTTAAACTGAAGAGTATTGAACTATTTTCTCTGTTAAACTGAAGAGTATTGAACTATTTTCTCTGACAGATCATTACTTTCTGTTTGCTTGGAGAGTAGTTCTCCTAGTCTCTGATTGGTCAGTTTTGATTCTGCCAGTTGTTGTTCTGCTAGGATCTGTGTTTCATCTAATTTACCCAACTGCAAATCTTCTGTACCTGGTGCCAATTCATCTGATGCTTGTGCATCTGGATCTGTTACAAGATTGTTAGTGTCTGGGGGTGGTGGAATTACATGTCCCCTCTCTGCTAAAAGTTCAGCATCTAGTTCTGCTAAATCCGCGGCTTCTTTTGCTTTGAATCTTGCATCGGCTATAGGGTCGCGGCCAAATTGGTCTGATTTTTGATATGCATCTGCTTCTTCTGCTGTTTTAAAGTTTTTAGCATACAGACCACCGCCTTCTTTAGTATCAGAAAGTTTATATGCATATGATCTAAATTCACCAGTCAATGTGTCTAGCATAACTCCTGGAGGAAGTTCTTCTGGTTTAGCCTTTTCTATTTGTACTTGCTGACCAGTTATTTCTGCTACTACATTTGTTGCAACAATAAGTCTTGCAGTAGCCTCTGCTTGTTTATCAATCGAATCTTTTAATAAGTCTGTTTTAGTAACCATTTCTTTTTGCACTTCAACTACTGCATCATCAATCTCTGTCTGTGTATCTCCATCTAAACCAAGGTCTGCAATTAGTTTCTCATCAGCTTCTGATTCTTTTTTGATATCTGCTTGTTCAGCATCTGCTACTGTTTTCTCAGTTTCAAGTCCTTCATTGGCGTCTTTCATCTGGTTTAGAATCTTAGTGATTTCTGCTTCATCGTCATCACTCATGTCATTATCTTCTAACATGGATTGAAGTGTATTTTGCGTCAGAGTTTTATCTTTTTGAGCCGCTCTAACTTTATCAAAGTCTACTGTACTGTCTTTGAATGCTCCTTTTTTATCATAAAAACCACTTTGCTCTGCTAAGGCTAAATTTGCTTTTCTAACATCTTTCTCAAGGCTTGCACCCATATTAGATCCGATCTTTTCACCAACTTCTGATCCACCTTTTCCACCTGCCCATGCGCCTAACCCTGCTCCAATAAGAGTACCTAGTGTTCCACCAATTGCTACTCCGACTGGACCACCAAATGCTCCGAGCATTGCTCCAGCTTTAGCACCTGCAAATGCGCCGCTTACGGCGCCGACCATATTACCAGTCATTTCACCAGTAGTTTCAGCATTAGTTACTGTGGTTCTTCTATCTGCTTCTGCTTGATCTATATTTTCGTCTGCAAGATCGTTTGCAATGTCTCGTCTTTCATCTTTGCCTTCATCATATGAACCATATGCCGCTATAGCTCCAGTTGCAACACCTCCACCTATTTTAAACGCATTAGAACCTGCTAATCTAGTAGCAAGGCTTGCCCCTTTAGTACCAAGATTTTTAAACATGCCTTTCATGCCACCAGGACCACCTAATAGAGCCAATGACGTAGCCGCTTTTGCCGCCGCTATTCCTAAGGCTACGACTGCTCCAGCAGTCAATACCAATACTGCTGGACCAGCAAAGTCTAACAAACCATCTGAGGCTGTTCTGACTGATCTGGCCATGGCTTCTAACTCTGCTTGGAAATCTAATTGAGTATCTTTACCGCTTTTAGTAGTTTCATTAACATTGTCTAATGCTGTTTTTAATATCTCTCTCGCTTTATCTTCGTCTCCAGAGTCCATTGCTTGTTGATACAGATTTAAATTTTCTGCACTTAGACCAACTGATTTACCAAATCCTTCTGCATCAGCACCCATTCTAATGAGTGCATCACCAAATCTTTCTAAACCATCTTCTTGTCCAGAAATAACATCAGACAAGATTTTTTGTGTTGCCGCCATTACTTCTTCAGGCTTGTCAGGATCAACACCTTCAAATGCAGTTGCAAGATCGCCAGCATTTAATCCTAACTGTGCGATTGCTGTAGTTGTCTCATCAAAGTTACCAGTAATCATTACTGTGTTAATTTGTTCTGCTAGATCAGGTCCTAATATTCTTGCCAAGGTACCAGTCATTTGAGTTCTTGCACCTAACTCATCTTTCATTGACTGGGCTTTATCTTCTAATTCTTTTTTTCTAGCGGCATTTGTTTCATTAGCCGCTTCTCTTTCTAAGGCTGATATCTCACGTTGCTGGTTCATTGAGACTATTTTATTACGATATTCTGCTTTCTGTTGTTGTTCTGCGGCTATCTGTTGCTCGGCATTCCTACCAGTAATTTCAGATATCGCAGTTAAACTTTTTGCATACTCAAGTGATCTTTTTTGCAACTGACGTGCAGTAAGATTTTGGGCCTTTGTGTTAATACCACTTGCTCTTTGAAGTTCTATGTAATTTGTTTGAACTGCATTCAAATCTTCAATTGTGTAACCAAGTCTAGCAAAACGTTTTTGTTCAGTCTTTGAGATATTGGAGTATTCTAAGAATGCTTTAGCACCGTCAGTAGAGTTTGTGCCTAGTAATGCAACTGCTTCACTACTTTTTACCATCATGCCAGCAATTTTACTTAACATTTCACTAGTATAACCTGCTTCTCTGGCTAAGTCTGTCATACTATCTGTAGTGTTGCGAGTGCCATCGCCCATTTCTGCAACAGTTACACCCATCTTACGCATTTGTCCACCGAACTCATTTTGTTCAGCAAACTGTGTAAGATATGCGGCAGAAAGTTCACCTAAAAGTTGGATGGCTACGTTAATCTGGGCACCGAACGCCGGAAGTAGATTTTCTGCTAAATTACCTAAACTTTTGCCAGCATTTGTAGCTACACCACCTAAGTCTGCAAAAGAAGGTTGAGAATTAGTTAAGGCATCGCCTAAAGTGTTTAACGCCGCTATCGATTGATCATAGGCAGCCTTCGACCGCGTAGTATTATCTTCAGTCGCCCTGACATGCTTTTGCTCTGCCTCTGTCGCTTTTTTCTTCGCAGTAGAGTAAGTGCCCATACTGTTAGCCGCATCTTTCGCACTATCACCTAAACCGCCTAAACCGCCATTTGCGTTTTTGATTGAGTCAGCAAGTTTATTAAAAGAATCAGGTAACGGACCCAATGACTTTATCAATCTTTCTATTTGTTCTTGGTCGTATTCTTCCATTATGCCCGGTTTCCTAAGATTTTATATGGGGGTGTATATTACCACTAAATATATCTACAATACTATTTAGTATTGGTAAAATACCCATAAAATATGAGGAAGAAAATGACAGAAAACAAAAACAATCCACTTAGACAATACTTTCGTAGACCAGCAGTGTTCATATCCCTGCCGTCAGGTGGAGAAGGATATGGTCCAGACGATATCGAATTTGAGGATGAAAACAATTTAGAATTGCCAGTTTATCCCATGACTGCTATCGATGAAATAACGACAAAAACACCAGACGCATTATTTAATGGTACTGCAACAGTAGAGATTATTAAAAGTTGTATTCCTGCTATTAAAAATCCTTGGAGTGTATTAAGTTGTGACATCGATGCAATTTTTATTGGTATTAAAGCCGCATCTGGTGACGAGGCAATCGAAGTAGAATCTACTTGTCCCAAAGAAGAATGTGGCGAAACAGAATCATACGCAATCAACTTACAAAATATGTTGCGAACTATTACTTCTGGTGATTACAGTAAGCCTTATAATGTTGGTGAACTATCAGTTTACTTTGCTCCTATAAACTATAAAGAGATGAATGCTGTGAGTCTAAGACAGTTTGAAATACAAGCAAAGTATAAAGATATGAATCTTATTGTAGATGAAAAAGAACGTATTGAAAAAAGTCAAGAGGCATTAGTAGAAATAACATCTGTAACAATGGAAGTACTAACTGGTGCAATTTCTAAGATTGTTGCCCCAGAAGGTCAAGAAATTACTGAA